ACCTCGTGCTGGCGCAACGTCTTTTTTTCCGTATGTTCTGAAAGACCATGGCGGGTCCGCAAGGACGCAGCCAAAAGGCCCGCTGGGTAGCGGTGCATGCATTCATTCTCTCCTCGTGTGTGGTAACCCGCGAGTTGGTGGCTGGCGGGGTGTGTGATAGAGTTAATTTTTAGTTAGGAGTTGCCATGACTAAAGAATTGAAGACCGCTGATGAATTGGTAGAAATTATCAAATCGAGATTGATCGAGCTGGGTTTCGACGTTGACGTCAGGATTGTGACGCAAGACGATGGTTGGAGCGCTATCCCTGCAATTTCAGCGGCCTCAAGAGAGTTTCTTCACAAATTCGAAGAAGTTCGCGACCATTATCGCGCCCAATACGATCTTAAAGACTAATGACCGCTACCCTCACCTCGCCACCCTCTCCTCGCGTACCGTAAAGCCAGGCACATGACGCATACCGACGCGCACGGTTTCCTCGGCCATTGCCT